CCACCCTGGGCCAGACGAGTCCTTACGGACTGAGGTAGCTTGCACTACACCCTTGTGAATAACACTTGTAAGTTTATTCTACAGTGAAAGTTATTAACTACCTGATTCTCCATATTACTTTGGACATTCAGGACTCACTAATAACTTCACTTCTTAATAAGAGGTTGGTTTCAACAATTTAATAAAATATTGTTAAACATCTTTCGTTATCTTATTTGGCAATTATTGTGTCCAATATAGATCATTCGATCGCTCTGTTTAAAATATTATTAGAAAATATATCTAATCCCAACTTTAAGAAGAATTGTAGAACTTACTTGCAAGAAACAAGTGCTATCCAGCTCATTGAGCAATTAAAGCTTTTTACCTTAACTGCTTTGATGCTCGTGAACATCATGATCATGAGCCGGCAATTCACTATTTATTTGTTTCGTTAACTTCATCAATAGAGGTTAACTGTGTGTTCACCCCATGGTTTTTTGAATAGAGATTTAAAAATTCAATTAATGGTTCAGAATCAAAAGGAAGAGTACAATACTCTCCACTATTTTTGATTAGAAATTCATTAGAATTTATCTCATCAAACCATGAAGCAACATCCTCTGTAAGATCCAAGTCTTCAAGTGAAGAAGGTTCCTCTGTTAAGAGGTTCTTATCTAGGAAAATTTCTCTCACAGATTTCCACTCCCGGTCAATACCGGGGAGATCTTGGAGATCTCCACCCTCCCATTCTAAGGGATGAACTTCAGGGTTGACCAACATTTGCTCAAATAAATCAAGGCAGTGTTGTCGAGCTCGTTCTAGGACGAACCGACTCTTTCCTTGTTGAACAAAGATATAGTCTAACTCATAGAAGTCACGGGTAGGGAAATCCTTAATGTGATATTTTCCATTCTTCACAATCGAATTGATGTGATCACGAGTCTCCTGAGGGAAATGTTTTTTAACTTTCTCTCGAAATCGATGTAAGTCACGATGAGTAAGATCACCGTTCTCTGTTTCTTCAGTCTGAAGAAGAGAACGAATCTTATTCATTACAACTGATCCTGGTAATTCTGCCGTTTTTGCTGTACTTCCCCGTAAAACAGGGACAGGCACAGCTCTAATGTCAGTACCAGGAATCAATTGACTTTTATCAAATTTCTGGAGAAGGTCATATATAAAAACCTCCTTCATGAGACCATGATCGTATCGTATACCTGTATCTAGGGAATTCACAAGACCCAGACCTCCATATTTCTTAGAAAGATGGAGAGATCGAGGAGTATTTCTGAGTGGTATAAGATTTCTCTTAAGAAATTCATACTTTACCCAGTCATCACTTCCCCAATAAAATTGAGTCTCTTCAAAACAATAGGATAATGACACTCCTGTACGTGTTTGGCAAGAAACCTTGCCCGTATGGAGTACATCACCTTTGTAGAAGAGTTGTGAATTAACTGTACAGAATTCCGGATCAATAAAATTCTTCCCAAGGGATAAAGAAAGACCTACACGGGGAGCTTGCGCTCTCCATGTATTAATCTGTTCTTCCGTCCCTCGGGCTACTACATCATCACCATTGATGAGGTAGGAGAATTTATTGAATCCAGAATAAGAGACAATGTAATCATTTAGAAAACACAGGAGTGGGAAACTCAAAAGAGATCCCATCAACTGACCTGAAGTCTGAACTCCCTTCATTCCTTTCGGATAAAGGATTTCATGACTAGAACATTCCCATCGAACCCACTGTTTGGTAGGTTCATGTGTTATCTGAGACAATATGCCCTCAATGAGAGCATTTGTCACAGACATAGGGAAGTTGTCAGTCGCTGCCGTGTAATCACCAGAAAGCCATAACGCATCTTCATCAGATCGCATTTGGATTTCTTTGATCATCGTCTCTATACGATACACCCAAGGTAATGTATCATCTTGAAATGACTCATGCTCAGACCAAGGAGCTTTTACTCCATTGGTTAAACAGAATTGTGGTTGTTCTCCTAAAAAAGTCCATAAAGCCTTTTGGAAAGGCTGTAAGACTTTAGTAGAAGATTCAGCAGCTGTAATCATCCGAAC